GAAGCGCATTGAACCTGACACGGCTAGTGATGATTTGCTGTCCGAGCTGTTAGAGCAGGCTGGGGCGATCGTCCTCAACCGCAGGTACCCGTTTGGGTATCCAGCGGATACGGAGGTGCCAAATCAGTATGCTAGGCTGCAAATTGCTATCGCTATTGAATTGTATTCGAAAAGAGGAGCAGAAGCACAGACTGCGCATAGTGAGAATGGCATAAGCCGCACGTATGAGGCGGGGGATGTATCGCCCAGCTTGCTGAAACAGATTATTCCTATGGTGGCGGGGGTGACTATGAGTGCGAACTCTTAAACGCAATATGCGTGATGTGACATATGAAAATGTGACCGCCACAGAACCCATCAAGGACGTATACGGTAACGATACGTTAGAAGTACGCAAATTATACGCTGCACCTGTACCTGTGCGCTGGAATGTTAGCGCTGCCGTCGGTGAAGAAGCGAATGAGATATTCGGCGACCTCACCGATTACAGCAGGACAGTAACGCTTTGCGGCGACTGTCCTGTTTTTGAGGGTGATAGGGTGACGTTTGGTGGAAAACGTTATACGGTGGTCAAGATTGCTGACAGCAAAAGTGGGTATCTTATTGCACTGCGTGAGGTGGTTGCCCATGGCTAAAGATATCGTCATTGATCCTTTGGACAAGGGCAGTATCAAGAGTGCCATCCGGGAACTAAGGCTCTATAAAGCGTGGATCGCAGCCAAGGAAAACGAACTGCGTATCCGCCTGGCGACACTGGGCGCAACGGTAGCATCGATTCAGTTTTCTCGCGCGATTTACAACGGCACAAACGATGTGGCCGTGAGAGTGGACAACACCGGCAGTGTGGCTGTCATATATGCCGAGGGCAAAGCGGTTGCGTTCATTGAGTTCGGTTCAGGTGCCAAGTACGGCTATGGACATCCTGACGCTGCGAGACTTGGCACAGGCCCTGGTACATATCCTGATGGCAAAGGCCACTGGGATGATCCGCGAGGCTGGTGGTACGGTCATGGCAAGCACAGCTATGGTAATCCTCCGGCTATGGCCATGTATCAGGCACGGGAACAGATGGTAGAGCAGTTAACCCAGATAGCAAGGCAGGTGTTTGCTAAATGATCGATGTGAGCAATGAGATATTTACGGCACTAGCAGCAGCAGTCCGTACAAACCACAGCCCCGTTCAGGTCATTGGAGAAAGCATAAGCGTGCCTGCTATTTTCCCATGTGTGGCCATTGACGAGATTTACAACGTACCCTCGCACCTGGATACATCAGTACAGGAAGCCTATAACGCAGTGACATACCGTGTGCAGGTGTTTGCCTCTGGAGAAAACAAGCGTGCTGCTGCACGTGCAATCTTCAAAACAGTGGCAGATGCCTGCTGGGACTTGAATTTGATACGCAAAACGTATACCACAACACCGGATGTGTACAACAGCAGCATATACCAGATATCTGCTACGTTCGAAGCGGATATACGGCACGATGGAATGATATTTAGGAGGTAATGATTATGGCTATTTCTACTTACCTAGCGACGCTCAAGTGGGGCGAAACGGAGGCTGCCCTGGCTAAGGTCATTGACATCAAGGATTTTCCTGACCTGATGGGCGAGCCGAACATGCTGGAGACCACTACGTTGAGTGATGGTGCGCAGACCTACATCCCTGGCATCAAGTCCATGGACAGCATGGCTTTCGTCTACAACTATACCAAGGAAGCCTTCGCTGCCGTGAAGGCTGATGAAGGCAAGCCTCTGTACTATTCGCTGGAATTCTCGGATGGCTCCAAGTTCACTTGGCAGGGCCAGCACACTGCAACGCTTCCTGGCAAGGGCGTTGATGAAGTGATTGAAGCCGGTATCTCTATCGCGCCCAGCACCCCTGTTGAGTTTGATGATGGTATTTGATAAAGCAAAATTGGAGGGAACGAAAAATGGCTATTCTGAAGGTTGAATACAAGGGTAAGAATTACGATCTGGGTTTCACCCGCAATTCTGTTGTGGCACTGGAACGAAGCGGCTTTGACGTTGGTAAGATTTCCAATATGCCGATGACCATGCTGCCTATGCTTTGGCAGGGTGCATTCGCGGCTTACAATAAGGGTGTGAAGCGTTCACTGATGGATGAAATCTATGATAATCTTGCCGACAAGCAGGGCCTCCTGGGAGCGCTGACTGAGCTGTATGCGGAAACGCTGAACACGCTTACGGATGACCCCGAAGAGAGCCAGGGAAACGCGAAGTGGGAGATCGTGCGCTAACAAAGGGCGATACGGTCTCCCCCAGGCAAGTTTTCGAAAAAGCGTTCCCGTATTATCTGGCTATTGGTATGTCTTATGAACTGTATTGGGATGGCAGGCCGGAGCTTGTCATCCCGTACAGGGAAGCGGATAAAATTCGTCAGCAAAGAAGCAACAACGATGCATGGCTACAGGGTATCTACTTCCGGATGGCTGTCGCTTCAACACTTGATAAAAAAGCCAAGTATCCGAAGGAACCGTTCGGGATTAATGAACATCCAACCTCGCCAGGCTTGTCTTCAAAGCAAGAGAAAGCCAAGGCAGCCATGTTGTTATTTGCGGAACGCTTCAACGCAAAAATGCACTCCGATGCTGAAGCAAAGGGGTGATATAGGTTGAGTACACAACTGGATAGCCTGTTTATAAAAATCGAAACTAACACATCACGTGCTGTCCAGGCGGTTGAGGAACTGGTCGAAGTTCTCGAACGACTGGGGAAAGTTCCTGGGCTTGAGAAACTTTCGAAATCGATGGAAAAGGTTTCGAAGTCGCTTGATAAAACATCGAAATCGGCAGAGAAATGCACTGAGAAATCAGAGCATCTTAGCGGTGCACTGGGTGGTGTACTGAAGAACGCTCTCAGTCTGGCGGCTGGTGCATTCGCTATCAACGGTCTCGGCCAAGCATTAGGGAATGCATGGCAAGAAGCCGTCCAATGGGAAGGCATATCAGCTCGTTTCGGTGAAGGCTTTGGCGCTCGTGCTAATGAGGCGTATGCCTGGGTAATGCAGTTGTCTGACGCACTGTATATCAACGACCAGGCGTTCATGAAGTATGCTGGCAATTTTGCCACTCTGTTGCGAGGCTTTGGCGTTGCCGAGGACGCCATCTATGGCATGTCGATCGGTTTGACGGAATTGGCCTACGATATCTACGCAAAGAGCGGTGACTTCTTCACCTTTGAGGAAGCAATGACCGCTGTAAGCTCAGCTATCGTTGGTGAAATTGAACCTATTCGTCGTGCCGGTATGTCCATTACGGAAGCGACGATGAAAGAGTATGCTGCCGCACACGGTATTACGCAAAGCGTCGAAAGCATGACAGAAGCGCAGAAAGCGGTGCTTCGCTATCTCGTAATGACCGAACAGGCCATGAACTCTGGTATCGTCGGAACATACATCCAAGAGCTGAACACTACGGAAGGTTCCGCTCGTGCGCTGGGTCAGCAGTTGAAGGGACTTGCTCAAACCATTGGCGCGGTGCTTATGCCGATTGTTACGGCGGTTTTGCCGTATATTCAGGCGTTTGTAGCGCTGATTACGCGGGCTGTTGCCGCATTGGGTAGCCTGTTTGGAATTACTGTAAAAGCTCCCACTTGGTCAAGTGGAACGGATGCACTCGCTGATTCCGCCAGCACAGCAACAGACGCTGTGGACGCCACGACGCAGGCCCTGGGTGGCGCTGCGAAGGCTGCGAAAAAGCTCAAGGACTACACGCTAGGATTCGATGAACTCAACGTCATTAAGCCGCAGGAAAACAATGCTGGCGGCGGTGGCGGCGGTGTTCCTGGCGGTGACGGCTTTGGCACTGACATCAATAGTCTGTGGACACAAGCTATGATCGATTCGGCAAATTTCAAAGCCGACGAGCTTGCGAACAATATCCTCGAAGCTTTGAAACCGATAGGAGACGCTATTGCCGAAATTAACTGGGAACCGCTGATTAGTAGCGCAAAACGTCTGTGGGAAGCGCTGAAGCCGTTTGCCGCAACCATCGGTGCTGGTTTGTTCTGGTTCATGCTGAATGTGCTTGTACCGTTGGCGGGGTACACGATTGAGAATGTCATTCCCGCATTCCTGAATGCCATTGCTGCGACTTTGGAATGGCTGACTCCTCAGTTGCAGGAGTTCGGTGCTTGGATTGCGGCGAACAAGGAAAACATCGCAACGATTGCGGTGTATATCGCAGCTTTCTTTGGTGCGTTCAAACTTGTTAGCTTGGTTAGTACATTCTTTGCTTCTCTCGGTGGAGGAGCTGCTGTCCTTGCAACGGTCAAAGGTGCGATTGCCACACTGTTGCTTAAAGTACAGGCGTTGGTGGTTGCTTTCAATGCTGGAGGTGGCGGCCTGGGAGGAGTGCTGGCAGTGGTCAAAACGCTGTTTGGCTCCTTTGGCGCAACCGTTCTAAAGGTTCTAAAAACGGTCTTTTCTCCGTTCTCTGCGGCTGTCGTTGTAGTGGCATCTACTGCTATGGTGCTCGCTGCAAACTGGGATAAGGTTGTTGCCGTATTCCAGAGTTTCATTGAGAAGATCGATCTGGCAGGAAAGTTTGAAGCAATCAAAACGGCTCTTGAGCCGCTGCTGGAAAAACTGGCTGGGCTGGAAGAACTGTTCACTGCAATTGGCACGGTAGGCGCTTTTATCTTGAGCGTTGTCATGGGTGCTGTCGGCGGCGCTTTTAATGCAGTGGTTTCCATGATCGCACCTGTGCTGGAAGCAATCGGCGGATTGATTGACATTTTTTCCGGTCTCGGCAAAGTTATCATGGCCGTTTGTACTGGTGATTTTCAAGCAGCGGGGGATGCTGCAAAGCTGATTTGGGATGGTATTGTGACCTTGTTCACTGGTCTGTGGGACGCTGTGGTCGCTGGTATCACAGGATTTGTAAATGGCGTTATCGAGTGGTTTGCTAGTCTGTTTGATGTCTTGGTGGGTCACAGTATTGTGCCTGATACCATCAATGAGATTGTCGAGTGGTTTCTGTCTTTGCCGGGTTCCATCCTTGCAACTATTGAGAAGTTCGTCAATGATGTGATTGCTTTCTTCTCAACGCTCTGGGCTGATATCGAGCTTGCCTGGGCAGGCGTGGCAGAATGGTTTGGCACTCTGTTCACAGACGCATGGACAAACATTTCTGCTGCGTGGGCAACGGTTGGTATATGGTTCTCTGATCTGTGGACTTCGATTTCTGCTGTGTGGGAGACTGTCCGTGCGTGGTTTGGAACTCTGTTTACGGATGCATGGACGGGTATCACGACTGCGTGGGCGGGTGTGTCGCTTTGGTTCGCTACGCTACTGACGAACGTCCAGACTGCATTTAATGTAGTACCGACGTTCTTCAGCACCCTGTTTACGGATGCATGGACGAATATCCAGAATGTGTTTGCAGAATGGGGGACGTTCTTCTCCGGCCTGTGGACTACGATTTCCACAACTTTCACCAACCTTGGTACTTCCATTGGTGATGCGGTTGGCGGCGCTGTCAAAAGCGGTATCAATGGTATCTTGCAGTGGGTTGAAAAGACCGTCAATGATGCCATTAACATGATTAACTCGGCTATTCAGTTTGTAAATGACAATCTGGGCTGGGCAGGCGTAAAGGTCGATAAGATTAGCAGCGTTGAAATCCCGATGTTGGCAACCGGTGGCTACGTTGGCGAAGGCCAGTTGTTCATTGCACGTGAAGCAGGGGCGGAACTTGTGGGTTCCATGAATGGCCATACAGCGGTCGCAAACAATGATCAGATTGTCGAGGGTATTTCCGAAGGCGTGTACAGTGCAGTGCTGGCAGCTCTGTCTCAGGGCAGCAATAACAGCACAGCAAACGTGAATGTATACCTGGATTCCAAGCAGATTACTGCTGCTGTCGAAAAACGCCAGCGTGAGCGCGGTGCAACGATTATGACGGGAGGTGTGACGTTTGGCTATTAACGCATTAGTAACAGTTGCCGGGGTCGCCCTCCCGGAGCCTTCCACATACAGCGGAAACACATCCACACTGGTCGATTCAGCCCGTAATGTGGAAGGCTATATGATCGGTTCCGTCATTCGTGATGACGTGGCAAAAGTTGAACTGACGTGGCGATACCTGACCGTACAGCAGTGGGCCAATGTTAATCGCTTGTTCAAACGTTCTGCCGGAGGGCAGTTCATTAACAATGTAACGTTCTTTGACCAGTCAGCCGGTACGTATATCACACGGCAGATGTACGTAAATGACCGCAAGGCTGGCATGTGGCGCAGGCATCCTGAAACCGGCGAGGTTATGGGATGGGTCGATTGCAGCCTGGCACTGATTGAGGTGTAATCCATGATCAGTACATCTGATGCATGGAGGACAGCACAACTGGAAGCCGTTGTTCCAGAAACGTTTGTCGAAATCGCCTACAACATTACAGAACCGGGGCTGCAGGAAAGCGCTACCGTTACAAGCACGACTGCAGTGGGCTATGCCCAGCCTGCGAGCATTACTGATACGACGAATAAAGCATACTCGCTGTACGCAACCTTGGAGCAAAACATCTGGGGGCTGGATGGCACATTCGACATTTTGCCAGATGCTGAGCCGTATGGAGACAACGGTTTCGTGAGTCGAGACTTCGTAAGCTCCAAGGATTTTGCTGCAGTAAGGCTTTCTTTCAGCAGTGTTCGGACTCAGCCAATTCCCGGCATCACGATAACGTGGAGTACAAAGTATGGCGAATATGCCTCCCGTTTTAGCATAACTGCCTATAACGGTAATACAGAGATTTTTTCGGAAGAGTACGAAAACAGCAATGTTACAACGGTATGCACATTCACTTTGGTGGACTATACGAGCATTCGCATTGAAGTGATGGAGTGGTGTTTACCAAGTCACCGTGCCCGTGTTGAACGGGTATTCATGGGTGTCACCACTACGTATACAAAGAGTGATTTGCTTAGTTACAGCCATTCGCAAAGCGGTGATTTGCTCAGTGCAGAGCTTCCGAAAAACAGCGTCAGCTTTTCGCTTAATAACGTTGAAGGCATGTGGAACCCGGATAACCTGAGCGGTATGGCCAAGTACCTGGCAGAGCGGCAACAGCTTTCTGTACGCTATGGTATGCGGTTGGGTGACGATATCGAATGGATTGACGCCGGTACCGTCTGGCTTAGTGAATGGGAGACGCCATCCAACGGACTCGAAGTAAGGTTCGTGGCCCGGGACCTGATCGAATTCATGGCAGATCCTTACAAAGGACCACGCAGTGGCACGCTCCATGCCATTGCCATGTCGGCGCTTACCCAGTCCAACCTGCCAGTGCAGGAGAATGGTGCGCAGCGGTTTGTTCTTTCAGACAACCTGAAGGAATGGCGTGTGGACTTTACGGAGGATGATGGCGATTACACCTGCGCGGAGATTGTGCAGTTGTGCGCCAATGCTGCTTGCTGTGTCATGTATCAGAACCGAAAAGGGGTGCTGATCGTGGAACCACTTCGTGGGAATGCCAGTGGGTATGCCATCAAGCGTTTTGTAAGCTTTGCCCATCCTGAGTTCAAGCTGACCAAACTGCTGAAATCCGTGTCCGTCAATGATGGCATGGGGACTGCGGACAACGCAACCGTGGGCGAAATCCAGACGCTGAGCAATAACCTCATCACGGATACGACCATGGCTAATCGTGTGGCTGAATGGGTTCGTGCTACATTGGAGGGCCGCAGAACACTCAGCGGCGAATATCGGGCAGACCCGTCCCTGGATGTATTCGACTTGATTGCTGTGGAGAGCAAGTATGGAATGAACAACGCCATCTTTGTGACAAGCATTGAATACACCTATGCGGGTTCCTTTAAGGGTCGGTATGAAGGCCGTATCACGGAGTTCAAACCGGAATACTGGTATGCAGGAGAATTGAGAGCTGGTGATTTTAAGGATGGCTAATCAGGTAGTGCAGATCATTCTGCGAGATCTGAGCTTTTCGGTGAATCCAGTCAACATCAACAGGCAAACGGTACTAAGTGTAAAGGTGACAGAACAGACGGTTTCTGTGGAACCGGAAGTGCTGTACTCCAATGAATTTAGAGCAGGTGAGGTGGAAGTATGGCAATTGCAAGCGTAAGAGCGAAACTGAATGGCACGTGGCACACGCTTACGTATGATAGTACATCTAGTGCATATAAGGCGACCATTACTGCGCCTGGTGCAACATCGTTCAAACAAACCGGTGGCTACTATAACGTTGAAATTGAGGCCACAAATACAGCAGGTACGACGTTTACCACAAACGGTACTTCACTGGCAGGGCTGCGCCTGGTTGTCAAAGAGACGGTAGCACCGGTGATCACCATCGTTTCGCCTACAAGCGGAGCGTATGTAACCAATAATAAGCCGCCTATCACCTGTACTGTTGTGGATGAATCGAATGGTTCTGGTATCAACCTGAGCACACTGACAGTCAAGGTGGATGGTACGGTCATTCCACATACGACCACTGCGATCACGAATGGATACACTGTTACAGCGACGCCCAGCAATGCGCTGACGGATGGATCACATACCATCACTGTGGATGTAAAGGACAATGACGGCAACTCGGCGTCGCAGAAATCGTCCACGTTCAAGGTTGATACGGTGCCTCCCACGCTGAACATTACCGCTCCCGATGCAGGATTGATTACCAACAAAGCTTCACTGACTGTACAGGGTGTTACCAATGATTCGACCAGCAGCCCTGTTACCATTACGATGACGCTGAATGGTACGGCACAAGGTGCGGTAACTGTCAATTCGGACGGTACTTTCAGCAAGGCAGTTACTCTGGTAGAGGGTACGAACACCATCATTGTAACGGCAAAAGATGCAGCGGGAAAGACCAGTAGCGTCACTCGCACTGCTACGCTGGATACCACCGTTCCCAAGGTGGTAAGTGCTTCTATTGCACCCAATCCTGCTAATACCGGTGCAAGCGTTGTAATCAGTGTGGTGGTGACATGAGCGAAGTGATTGCTGTTTATCTGCCGGGTAGCACACAGTATGTAACAGGTACTGTGAATGGTGTGACAGTCACGTGGACAAACACGGCTGAGCACCTATGGCAAGCCACGGCAGATAAAACACCGGATGGTATTTATGTGTTGCAGCTGACACTCATCAGCGTGTCGGGCGTCACAAGCAATGTGGGTTTTACGCTCTATGCCGAGATGAACCTGATCACCGACAGAACTGCCCAGGATGTGCTGCGCTGGAAGGAACTGAAGGACAAGGGCTACGCCAACATGACAGCGACTGAACGTGCTGAGTGGGCTAGTTGCAAGGGCGCATACAACTATACAGACTTAAACCGTGTGGAGGCTGCGGTGCGGATAATCTCAGAAAAGCTGAGAGAAGTGTACATCGATGTGGATGTTACAACGAAAAGCGACTGGGAGCAGGCGGATTTGCCTACGATCAGTGATATGAACCGTTACCTGAGCAACGTGGTGAAATTGCGCAATGCCAGCACTGGATTGAGAGAAGCACCGCAGCCTCCTGAAAGTATGGTCCGCTTGGACTACTTGGGAGCTAACAGGATTGAAGAAACGCTTCTGTACATCAATACCTGGGCAGACAGAACCAAAGATTCGCAGAAGTATGCAGGCGAGTTTTATGGAGGTGAATTGTAATGATTAATGTAGTTGACCGTGTTTCCACATATCCTGGCCGAGTCAAGCTGACACGGGCTGACGGTACGGTGGAATATGTCACCTGGGAAAGAGCGGATGAACCCACAGTAGCAGGTACGCCCATTAACAAGGCCTTGTTTGACAGTATTGCATCGGACATTGGCTTGACTGCTGATACTACAGTGTTTGTCTCCAAATCCGGCAGTGATACCTTGGGAAACGGTACTTCTTCCAATCCGTATCTAACGATTACGAAAGCGATTGACTCGCTTCCGAAGAACCTGAATGGCAAAAACGCTATTATTAACATTGGTGCTGGTACATATAACGAAACTGCCAAATTTGCCTACTTTTCTTCTGGTACTGTGATTATGAATGGCAATGCGGGTGCTGGCGTAACAATCACAGGTCTTCGTGTACAGAACTGTTCTGTTCGCCTGGACGGCATTGCACTGACGATTGGTAGCGATGGACTGGGTATTTCGGAACGTGGCATGTTCTATACAGCTTTCAGCAATATCACGATTACAGGAGCCGCAGAAGCGTTGACCATGCGCTATGGTGCCGTATTGGAGATTACAACGACGCTGACCATAAACAATGCGACAAGCCGTGCTGTTCAGGTGCAGTATGGATCTACGGCGAGTATTGCAACGTTGGCAGGTAGTGGCAATGGTATCGGCGTGTATGTCTATAACAGTGTAGCACATATCTTCAATGCTACAATCAGCGCGTCGACGCGCACCATTAACGACAATGGCATTCTCAATATTAGGGGGTAATAACCATGGCAATAGTCACACACCAAGGACAGGAATACTCCTGTTCGGTTGCATTGAAAGGGGATGATTACATTCACCTGCTAAATGAAGATGGCGATATGACTGTGGCCTTTGACGGCATAACTGATTTCAGCAAATTTTCAATCACAGGCGGTAGTTGGAAAACGCCGACACCAGAAAATGAATGCTACGTTGCGGTGGTCAAGGACGATGGCACGATGGGTAAGGGCGGACATAGATGTTCGGGCGTTTCACCAATTTCCCACACGCACAACAGCGTGTTAAACACATCCTCTGATTACAGCGGTTCCATGAAGGGGCAGTTTGTCGATCAAAGCACCGTTATTGGTTGGGAGATTCTGGGCAAATATTCCAATAACGATTCCACGGATGTCAGACTGTCACTGCGTGTGAATAAAGAAACTGGTCTAATTTGTGCGCGTGTCGACAGTAAGGCTGGCGCCAAGTACCCTGATTTTTACACTACGCTAAACAAGCCTACTGCGTCCGACGTTGGCATTGTGTACAGCGCATCCCAGCCCACGGGTAAAACGGGTATGATCTGGCTCAAGCCGGTATAAGGAGGTGACATCATGCCATCTCGTGTAATCAAAGCGACTTCTACCGCTGGTACCAATGCCGACAAGAAACATGGCGAGGGCGTTACGTTCGGCACGATCACCAGCGATACGGGGCCGGTAAGCAATGCGCATGTCACATCAGCGACATTGTACATTTCAAGCTATAAGACGTACAACCATACATGCTGGCTTCAAGTCCAGTTCGGCGATAGCAGCGGCCCTGTTGTCGCAAACACGCAATTGCTGCACGACAACTCGAATGTTCATTCGAGTACCGAAGTGCTGGACAATCTCACATCTGCGCTGCTGACTTCCTCGGTATCGAAAATTCGCCTTGCCGTCCAGAATATGAACACTGGCAGCACTTCAAACTGTATCAACATTCGCGACGGCGCGACGATCACGCTAACGATCAATTATGAATACAATCACAAGACCGTAAAGTACCATAACGGCAGTAATTGGGTGGAATGCGTACCGCACTACTACAATGGCAGCAAGTGGGCACAGTGTGATCCGTACTACTATGACGGTTCCGGTTGGAAAGAATGCAATGGTTCTTAGTGGATAGAGAGGAGGCTTGCTATGGGATACGACAGACAGAAAGTAATCAATATTGCTCTGGCTGAGGTGGGATATCTGGAAAAGAAAAGTAACAGTCAGCTGGACGACAAAAGTGCCAATGCAGGCAGTAAGAATTACAACAAGTATTCTCGTGATTTGGCGGTATACCCGTTCTATAACGGAGCAAAGACGGGTGTCGCATGGTGTGACATCTTCGTTGATTGGTGTTTTGTGCAGGCATACGGCTTGGAAGCAGCGCTTAAGCTGACATGCCAGCCGACAAATCCGAGCGTTAACTATGGCGCAGGCTGTCGTTGGAGCCGCAGCTATTACAGTGATAAAGGCCAGCTGTTTGACTCACCACAGCCTGGTGATCAGATTTTCTACTACAACAGTACGAAAGATAAGATTGCGCATACAGGGTTGGTTTATAAAGTGGACAGCATGTATGTGTATACCGTCGAGGGCAACACTTCCGGAGCATCAGGTGTCATTGCCAATGGTGGAGGCGTTCATACGAAGAAATACAGCTTGACATACGCCCGTATTGCGGGCTATGGACGCCCTAAATATGAAGATGGTTATGTGCCGACTGAAGTAAAGGAGGAGTCCGCAGTGACAGATACTTTGCGTAATGGTAGCAGGGGAGACGCCGTGAGGGCTCTGCAAGAAAAGCTGAACTCCCTAGGCTACAACAGCGGTGCAGCAGACGGGATATTTGGTGTAAAGACCGAGGCGGCTGTGAAGCAATTTCAGAAGGCAAAGGGCCTGACAGCAGATGGCATTGTAGGGGTAAAAACGAGCGCAGCACTGGAAAATGCAAAAGCACCGACAGTAACAAAGGAGCCTACTGACGCTGAAAAACTGGATGCGTTGTGGGCATGGTACCTACAGGAAATTGAAAGATAACACAAAAGGCCTTTGGAAACAATGATTGTCTGACTGAACGGGGGGGCGATCTTATGGAGTGTATCCGTGCTGATTTTTCGAATGACTGGCCGCAAGCGAATATCTATACCCTGGCCGACCTGCATGTGGGTGACAGTCACGCTGTATATGCCGAAGTAGAGAGGCGCATCAACGAAGTAATACAAGATCCATATGGCCTGTGCATCCTGAATGGTGATTTGATGAATACAGCACTGAAAACCAGTGTGAGCGATATTTATGGAGAAACACTGTCCCCGATGCAGCAGATTCGCAAGATGGTAGACCTTTTGAGGCCCATCTCCGGGAAAATCATTGGTATCACGACGGGTAACCATGAGAACCGCGTATACCGAAATGATGGCATCGATATCATGCGGATTGCCTGTCGGGAACTAGGCATTGAGGACAAGTATTCTCCTGAAGGCATATTGATTTTCCTGCGCTTTGGCTTGCGGAATGGTCATGATCGAAAGCGCGATCGTCCATCTGCTCAGTGGTACACCATCTATGCCACGCATGGCAGCGGGGGAGGCAGAAAAGAGGGCGCAAAGGCAATTCGTTTGGCTGATATGGCGTCCATTGTGGATGCGGATATTTACATCCACAGTCATACACATTTGCCCATGTTGATGAAACAGAGGTACTACCGCATGTCACCTGGTAACTGTTCTGTGAAATCTGTAGAGCGATTGTTTGTGAACACAGGTGCTGCATTGGATTATGGTGGTTATGGACAGGCGCAGGAGTTCAAGCCGTCGTCGCTATCTACGCCAGTCCTCCATCTGCAAGCCGCCAGGAAATACGCTACAGCAACGCTGTAATATGAGCGGCACGAAAGGAGGCGGTTCCATTGAATCCGGAAGCTTGGCTCGACATTCTTCCCACGCTGGGAACGGTGGCTGGAAGTGCGTTGGGTGTTATTGCATCCAGCAAGGTATGGCAATACCGTATCCAGCAGCTTGAAAAAAAGGTCGAAAAGCACAACAACGTTGTAGAACGCACCTTCAAACTAGAAGGGCGCGTAACAGAAGTTGAACATGATGTGAAGGATTTAAAAGCCTATCACAGACCGAAATAAGGAGGTATCTTTATGTTTGATTTTACTCCCATTGTTGAAGCTCTCATTGGGCTTGCGGCTACTGCGATTACAGTTTTTCTGATTCCCTGGCTGCGTGAGCGCTTCGATAACGAGAAGATGGCAAAGGTACAGTTCTGGGTTGAAACCGCTGTGGAGGCTGCAGAGAAGATCTACGGCGCAGGTAATGGTCCTGAAAAGCTGGCCTATGCAGAAAAATTCCTTGAGGAACACAAGATCAAGCTGGACCTGGACACGATGCTGGCGATGATCAACGCTGAGATCAAGAAGATGGAGCTGGCTGAAAAGAAGGAGGAGCCTCCCATTAAACCTGAAGTGTCTTCTTGATAAAAAGGGAAGGCATATCACTCCTTTGACGAACAGGTTTTGGAAGCCTACCATGATCCTTCATGTGTCATATTTATTTGCAAAACAAGCTTCATGGCTAAAGGAAATTTGCATTTCTTGACGAATTTTCATTCTGATTCTGTTTTTGCAAAGTGACACTCTAAGATCTACTAGGAGGACCGCACATGATTTCCTTTGGCACCGGCGGATGGCGCGCCATCATCGGCGACGAATTTACCAAGTACAATATCCAGCGGCTTGCACTTGCGCTCGCCCGCAGAATGAAGGCTGAAAACTGCGCTGACCGCGGTTTTGTTATCGGCTACGACCGTCGCTTCCTGTCACGTGAGGCAGCAGAATGGACGGCTGAGATTTTCGCATCCGAGCAGGTGCCCACCAAGGTTATCAACCGTGAAGCCCCCACGCCGCTTGTTATGTTCACCGTGCAGCATTATGACATGGAATACGGCATTGCCGTCACTGCCAGCCACAACCCTGCCCTGTACAATGGCGTGAAGCTTTTCACGCGCGGCGGCCGTGATGCGCTGGAATCCGTGACCAACGAGCTGAGCGCTGCTGCCAATGCCTTGACGGCAGATGATCTGAAGCCCATTTCGTTTGCGCAGGGTCTGGCGTCCGGCATCATTCAGGAAATCAATCCCAAGAGTATCTATATCAACAGCATCGCCAGGCTGATTGACATCGACGCCATCCGTGAGAGCAATCAGGACCGCAGCCTGCGCATCATCCTTGACCCGATGTTTGGCGTGAGTCGCACGAGCCTGCAATCCATCCTGCTCACGGCACACTGCGATGTGGACGTCATTCACGAGCGCCACGACGCACTCTTTGGCGGCCGACTTCCTGCCCCCAACGTGCAGACGCTCAGCGAGCTGCGTCTGGCTGTGATTGAATCCCACGCCGATATCGGCATTGCCACGGACGGCGACGCCGACCGCCTTGGCCTCATCGATGATACCGGCCGCTTCATCCATCCCAACGAGATTCTGACGCTTTTGTATGATTATCTCCTGCGCGTCAAGGGCTGGAAGGGCTGCGCCGTACGTAACCTTGCGACCACGCATCTGCTTGACCGCGTAGCCGAAGCGCATGGCGAAAAGTGCTATGAAGTCCCCGTCGGCTTCAAGCATATCTCCTTTGCGATGGATCAGCATGAGGCACTGATCGGTGGTGAGTCGAGCGGCGGCCTGACCGTACGTGGACACATCAGCGGCAAGGACGGCATCTACGCCGCGGCGCTGCTGGTGGAAATGCTGGCTGTGACCGGCAAGAAGCTGTCCACGCTCATCAACGAGCTGTATGACCGCTACGGCCACTGCCACATGGTCGAATACGACTGGCCTTTTGATCAGGCCATGAAGGACCGCCTTGTGAAGCTGCTGATGGTCGACCGTCAGCTTCCTGAATTCCCCGATCCCGTTATCCAGACGAGCTATGTTGATGGATTGAAGGCCTATACCGAGAATGGCTGGATCATCGCCCGCTTCTCCGGTACTGAACCGCGCCTGCGCATCTTCTGCGAAATGCCCAACGAGGCGCGCGCGCATTCCATGGTCGCATGTCTGGCCGAGTTCTGCGGCCTCCCATCCCACGTTTGATTTCCCCAGTAACCCAGAGGATGCAAACCGATCCGGTCTGCATCCTTTTTAGTTGCTTTTTTCACAGCTTCTAGCAGTATATGTCTAGTCTAGTCATATAGTTTCTGTTCAATAATCCTTCTCCCTTATATACTATGCTCGCGTTATTTGGCGTGAAGATGTTGCAAGGAGGTGTTTGTGTGCAAAAACCATCAATTTGAGAGGAGGGACGCTGTTTCAACAACGCACGTTACGCAACCATATAAACCAATTGGAGGAATCATTATGAATAGAAAGCTCGAAACAATACTCAAGGATTACCATCAAATGGTTTTTGAAAGGAACTCACTCCAGCATCAGTTGGCGACTTTCAAAGGCATTACGGCAGAAGAAGTCATCGAGAGCATGCTTACGCCCAGCGATAACGGTGAACGCGTGCGGAACAGCACTGTAGCAGATGAGACATCCCATATTGCAATCAACTATCAAGAACGCATGCACCAAATCAACAAGGAATGGTATGAAAGCCTGGAACAGGAGTTTGTGCGCCTCAACAATGAAATTGTGTTCTTTGAAAGTGCCGTGGCCTCGCTCCCGAAACCCAATGCAAGTATTATGCAGGACATGGTCATCCGCCAGACAACGTGGGATGAATTAGTGTTCAAGTATAGTATCAGCCGCATGACGCTGAGCAGGTATCGGATGAAGGCACTGGAGCAGTTGTCGCTGCTCTATGACCGGTATATGTTTGCTAATGAACGCGGTTGTGTGTCGCCGTGCCACAAGGGCAATTCAATTGACGAAATGGTATGAACAGAAATCAACCCGACAGGAGTAAAGCCTGCCGGGCTGAGTGGGTTACTTGTGGCTGTCTGTAAAATTTGTCTCTAGCTCTTCTGCCTCATCTGGTTCGGGTTTGAAATGAATTGTGATTTTGCAATCGTACTTGTCAGACAGAATCTCACTTAGCACCTGGGATAATCTCCTTTTCAACCGCAACCGTTCGTCCAAAGGCATAGGCTGTTTTTCCATGGGTTTATCCTCCTTCTTTGCCTCAAAGGGCAGTACAAACATTGTGATTTCAACGTTTGTATAACATTGTTATCATGAACAAACAGACGAGTCAGTATGCACATGATGACAATGATGCGCAAAAAAATTATTTGCGCAAATTAAGGTCAACATCAAGCGTAGGTGCATTACCTGTTTGCCAATGGGAAGCAATTCCTTGTGCTTTGGGACGGCTGTAGGTAATACGGTTAATGCACGTTTTCAGCAGTGCGTTCAGCTCTGGGATGGAAGCATTCGGATCATCCATCATTCGCAAGGCTTTGCGCAAAGTCGACGCTTTTTCCTGCAAATCAATCGGTTCTGGTGTAGCATCTTTGGCTATGCAAAGTCCATGCTGAACTTCTTCTTTTTCAGCAAGCACTTTCGCATTCAGTGTTTCAAAAATGTGCTTGGGCATACCTTCTTGAGTGTATTTATCCCATTGTGCAATTTCCAGTGCTTCAAGCTCTTCCAGGCGATGTTCCAGTTTCTTGATGAGTTGCTGATGAATTTTCAAGCTTTCGTCTTCACCGGCTTCGATGCGAAGTTCCAAATCAGCTAAAGCCTGCCTCAACGTATCCTTCACAGAATCAAGCACTTCTGATGCAGTACAAGAAGCATGTTCGCAATGCTTTTGATAGGAACAAGCAAATCTTGGTGCCGCCGTTTCAACGCCATGCCTCATGAAAGAGTGATACTTCATAGCCATGCCACAGCTGCAGTACAGCAAACCAGCGAGCGGGTTTACAAGTGTTGTGCGGATTTTATGTTTGGGAAGTTGTCCGCGTTTCGTTTGCGCAGCATTAAAGGTTTCTTCATCAATGATAGCCGGATGCTTGCCTGGATAAAGCAGATATTCTTCTGCAGTGGGGCGACGAACAAGTATCTCGCCATCCTTGATAACCTTGACTGTTTTCTTGTGATACCAACGTACTTTGCCGACATAATGTTCATTAGTCAGTATGGTGCGGATTGTGGTTAATCCCCAACGTTTTCCTTGAGAAGTTTTGATACCCAAAGCAAACAAGTGATCTGCGATTTTGGCCGAACCCATTCCTTCCAAATATAGCTTGTAAATCAGTTTTACAACAGCCGCTTCATCGGGAATGATCTCTAGCGTGTGGCACTTCTTTTTTCCATCCATGACGGTTACACGTCGGTAGCCGTAGGGCGCACGATTTCCGACAAAGTTACCGGCTTCCACTGACAGAATACGACCACGATTCAAAATTTTCTTGACGTATTTCAGGTAATCGTTACCTTTTTTCAGTTCACGCTCAAATGCGTCCCAATCGTATTCGTCATTCAGATTGTAAATACGCTGTCCGCCGAACTCGTCCGGGGTAATGATCAATGTGTGCGTCAGTTGAAGTAGCTTCATCAAACGACCGATATCTTCAAGGTCACCACGCGTCAATCGTTGAGGATCCACGCACAAAATAGCCTTGATTCGAGGAGATTCGATCATGCGAAGCAATTTCTGAATTGCAGGGCGCTCTTTCAGCGTTTCACCGGAAACGACTTCTCTGAACTTGTGATCTTCGGCAACTTTTGCACCGAGGTGATTTTCAGCCCAATTGTCAAGAATGCTTTCGTGCCGTGCGAGAATTTCTTCAACGCTCAGCGACGGGTCGTCTGTTTGAGATTTGCGGAGATAGTCCACAACTTCTTCTGGTTTTAGGTTCATTTCCTTCAGTTCTTGCAAATACATACTCATTCCTCCTGGGGTTATTTTTCTAGGAATCTATCAATGACTCGTGCCTTTCTATCATTCTCCAATCTAAGATAATCAATTTCCTGCCTGAGCCTTTCAACTTGCGTCAGCAGATTATTCTCCCTCGCTTTAGCTTCTTCTCGGATAGTACGCATTTCCGCACTATAGGATGCATGGATGTTTTCAAGCACGGTTTGGTACTGTCTGTTGTCAGCCAACACATGATCCAGTTCTTGCAGAATCGCTTTCAGTTTGGGTGCATCATCAGGAACGTTTTCTTCATAAGCGAGATAGCACGGATGCTGGTTGGAAGAGCCGATGATGGCATCTTCGATTCTCCGGGCGGTTTCGCGCATGATGTCCTGGTCACAGTTTTGCGCCATGAGGCGTTCGATTGTCTTTGGTGAGACGCCGGATTTCTCCGCAATATATGCGTTTGTAAGGCCGTTAACCTCCTTCATATCGTGCATGAACTCGCACCATCTGGCAAGAGACATGGCCGAGGTGCGTGGCCCATCACATCGTACTTTCCGATGATGGCAGCTCAGACACCTATTATAGGGTTTTGATGCAAAGTCTGTCTTTACTTTCATGCAGACGTCCTCCGTTAGCTACGTATTTTGCTATATATACGTAATATGTGAGGATTCATATACCTCATATATTACCTAGCAATCCGTGTATTTGAAGCTGTATTTTTCCTTTGCAAGGTGATATGCTATGACCAGATAGGAAGTGGCCTATCAGCCTAAACATAGGAAGGGGGGCGGTGCAGGTGGTGCTGTGAGCACTCCTGTGCCATAGTCGAAACAATTAGAATAGTTCGACTATAACGTGCACTATTGCAGAACACTTCGTTTCAGTGTACGATATCCGAGAGAACGAACGTTCTTGTTGGTACGAAAGGGAAATCACAGGGCAGTCATGTGTGGAATATATCAATTCCAGGGTTATGGCTGCTGTTGCGGAAACGCATCGAGAAGATGGCATACCGCATCTAACTGTGCTGAACTCAGGTGATTGATCCGTGTAATCAATTGCCTGAACTCTTTCTCACTTTTAATCCTTTCCACTAGATCTGAAAGTTCGTCATTTTCCTTCTGTTCGGCCGGTCGCTCCATGGGGATGTCGTATCCGGCAAGCCACATTTCTGCAACATCAAGCGCACGCCCCAAACGATAGAGAGACATTTGCTTTGGTTCATACTTGCCTGACAGGTAGCAACTAATGGAAGGTTTACAGATGCCTGATTTTTCTGAAAGTTCCACCTGCTTCATTTCCCTCAATTCCATGGCCTCTTTGATCCGCAAGGCCGGGGTGGAAACCTTATCATATGCACCCATCTAAATCTCACCTCACTTTCAAGGAATAATATACCACGAAAATTAAGAAATGGCAACTATGTTCCATCAAATAAATAAAAAATATTAAGAATTCTTTATTTTCTTCGTTGACATTATTTTAGTATAGAATTACAATTATTTTGGAAGTTAAGAAATCTTAATTAATTAACCTTGAAGAAGGGAGAACTGGTATGAGTTATGCAAAGCTTCGTGGAAAGATCCGTGAAGTGTTTGGAACACAATATGCGTTCGCTGCCGCAATGGGAGTGAGCTCTGTGACAATAAGCCAACGTCTCAACGGAAAAGTTGAGTGGAAGACGAACGAGATTGCAAAAGCTTGTGAATTGTTGGGAATTTCTCTTGAGGAAGTGGCGCAATATTTTTTTGATATAGGAATTAAGTTTTCTTAATGTTGCGAATTGCGAGTGAGAAAAGCGCACTTTCTTGATCCAGACCAAAGCGAAAGGAGGCGGGGAAATGAAGCAACCTAAAGACACGTACAAGGAATCCGAAGTTTACAAATTCGGCAATGTCGTTGTCAGGGTGAATTACCCCGATATCAGTGATGAAGAAAACGAAAGACGTAAGGAACTAGTGAGGAAGGCCGCTGAAAAATTTGTAAGAGCAACGCTGATAAAGCAAAGAGAAGCTGCAAAAAAAGCAGTAGCGGAAAATGTGGATCATTCGGCAGTGGGTGCAAAATAAGCGCGAGAATGGATGACGGTTAAGACGAAAGGAGCTGGTAAAGCATGAAAATCAAGATTCCGGACAATCAGGTACCACGTCCTAGACCGATGGTTCCAACAGTCAGCCTCACGGATGAGGCATACGACATTCTGATGGACCTGTCTACAGAGTACGACGTCAGTATGAGAAAGCTGGCAAGTGCCATCATTGTAGGCGCTTATGGCAACATCGAAATCGAAAAAGGAGGCAGTGCACATGGCTGAACAAAAACCGGGAAACCTGCTGACGATAAAGCATGATGGGAAAATCCTTGTTACTGGGTATGGTGCTTTTCAACTAGGGGATCATTCGCTGAGCGACATTGTAAGCGAAGCAATGGGGCTGGATAAAGCAGAATACCGGGAGCTGAACGCTGAGGTTGTGGTGACCATCAAGATGAAAGAAAAGAATCCGAAGGCGTGGTGGATTGAATGCTGACAGAAGAAAACTACTACCAGGATAAAACGTTTTTTAGTGTATCGCTGTTCAAGAGCTTCCAACGATGCCCTGCTTGTGCAATGGCAACACTGAGAGGCGAGTGGCAGCCTGAAAGGAGCAAAGCGCTGCTGCTGGGAAGCTATGTGGATGAAGCGTTGACCGGTACGGAAGAATCGTTCCAGCAGTTCTTGGCAGAGAACGAAAAGGACATATTCAAACGCACCGGCGGTAAGTACGCAGAATTCGCACAGGCCGATGAGGTGATCGAGCGTATTAAAGAGCAACCTCTCATGATGCACTACCTGACAGGTGAGCACCAACGGATTATGACAGGCGAAATAGAAGGTGTGCCTTTCAAAATCAAAATGGACACCTATCAGCCGGGCGAATTCATTTCAGACCTCAAGTATATGCGTTCCCTGCGCAGTCCGAACCTGTTCGAACCCATGATTAAGTACTGGGGTTACGACATCCAGGCGGCTGCCTATCAGGAAATCGTTCGACAGAACACTGGCGAAACGTTACCGTTTTTCTTCGTTGTGGCGACGAAGGAAACACCGGCCCATCTGGAGGTAGGCCAAATAAGCCAGTTCAACATGAACGATGCACTGGAAACTGTACGCACATACATCAGACGCTTCTGGGCCATCAGAACCGGGAAGTTGGAGGCCGAGCGTTGTGAGGATTACAGTTGCGACTACTGTACCACGACAAAGAAAATAACGCAAGCAATAGACACCGATCTGTTCGGTATGAGCAAGGCGCAGATAGACACTGTAGAGGGGGAATTTTGACCAATGGCAACAGCAATCGTATTCGGAGCGCCAGGATCGGGCAAGACGGTCAACAGCACCCTGGTCCCAGGCAAAACGCTGCTGCTGAGCAGCGACAACTCAGCCATTGTGCTGAAACACTTCGATAGACCAAACCTGACAGTGAAGGAGGCGAAATCGTTCAAGGAATACATAGACCTGTTTGACGCCGCTACGGCCGGCAAACAGTATGACACGGTGATTACAGACTGTCTGACGGACATCATTGACTGTTTCATCGTGGAATGTCGTGAGAGTGGGAAATTCCAGGATATCCGCCAGGCGTACATGCTGGCATACACAAAAATCAAAGCCCTGGTACGCCGCGCAGCACACTGCGGGACCGACTGTATCTTCAACTGCTGGGAGGATACGGAAGAAATCTCCCTTCCAAGCGGAGAGTTTGCAAACAGGCTGTCACCGATGCTGCCTGCAAAAATCAAACAGCAGGTATGCGGATTGTGCAACGTAATCGCCTACGTAACCACTGCAGCTGATAAGGATGGCAAAAAGCGCTGGTATTACGTCACTGAGGGTGGACCGGCGCTGATGGTGAAAGATCAACTGGCATGCAGAAAAAGCTGCCTGCCTGAAAACATTTTTGATAATGGAGGTACAAAATAATGGCAAATTGGAACTATAACCCGAATCAGTACGAGGAGCGCGACTTCTCTATCATCCCTGAAGGTAACTACCGTGTTCGCATCAGCGATGTGGTGGAAAAGGTATTCCGCAGCGGTAACGAAGGATACGAAATCACTTTGGACGTGGCTGGCCGCAACAACAAACTGTGGTTCTATCTGGTGCTGAACAAGCAAAATGAGAAGCAAACCAATCAGAATCTGGGCAGTTTCTTCAATTGCTTTGGCATCACGGTGCCTATCATGGGTAACGGCAAGCAGTGGATCGGCAAGGTTGGTGGCGTAAAAGTCAAGCATGAGGAATACAACGGCGGCATGCAAGCGAAAGTGCAGTACCTGCTGAGCAAGAGCAAGCAGGACGAGCTTCCGCCTTGGCATAACCCGGCTGCTGTGCAGGAACAGCCGATTGAAATCAATGATGATGATCTGCCGTTCAACTAATCATGCTGCGGGATTACCAGCAAGCGGTATACGACAAAACCGTGGAAGCGTTCAGGCAAGGCTATAAGCGTCCGCTGGTTGTCCTGCCCTGTGGAGGCGGTAAGTCTTACCTGTTTGCGGAAATGGCACGCAAGACCCGTGGTGAGGTGCTGATCCTGACGCACCGCCGGGAGTTGCTATCGCAACATAATGATTTGCTGTCGAACCTGGGAATCAATGCGAGGGTGTCTATGGTGCTGACCGAGGCTAACCGTCTTGGCCAGTACCAGCGCCCGGCGCTGATTATCACAGATGAGGCGCACTTGTCAAGGAGCTATACCTGGATGAAGGTGCTGGATTACTACAACACCTATACCGTTGGCTTTACGGCGACACCGGTTCGCTTGGACGGCAAGCCCTTGGGGGACATGTACGACACGTTAATAGAAGGCGTATCGGTGAAATGGCTGATTGAAAATCATCGCTTGGCACCGTTCGAATACTATGCACCCACAGCTGTCGAAACAGAAGGATTGCGGACACAGGGTGGCGATTACGTCATCCGCGACTTGGAACAGCTCATGAGCAACCGGGCGATTTACTCTGATGTGCTGAAAAGCTGGAAGCGGTTGGCTGAAGGCGATAAGACGATTGCGTATTGCGTATCAGTCAAGCATGCCAAAGAAACGGCTGACATGTTCCGTGCAGCTGGCTACAAGGCCCAGGCGATTGATGGTGGTACGCCGGACAAACAGAGGGAAACCATCATGCAGCAGTTCCGTACCGGTGACATTCAGATCCTGTGTAACGTGGGCATTATTTCAGAAGGCGTATCGATTGACGATGTGAGTTGCTGTCTGTTGCTACGCCCCACTGAAAGTCATGCATTGTATTGGCAACAAGCGATGCGCTGTATGCGATACCAACCAGGCAAGGTGGCAAAAATCATTGACTGCGTAGGTAACTACACCAGAAATCCGCTGCCGGATGCAGACGTTACATGGAGCCTGAAAAGTGCACCAAAGAAGCGTAAACGCATGGACGACGAAGGCAACTTCTTCGTAAGGATGTGTCCTTCCTGTTTCAAGGTTTTTCAGGCTGCTCCTGTCTGTCCGTACTGTGGCGCTGAATATCCGCTGCATCCGCGAGAGATTAAGGCACATGAAGATATCGAACTGGCACGGATAACAGCAGAGGAGGCAGCCATGGCAGAAGCTCTTCGAAAAAAGGCGAGGATTGAGCAGGGACGAGCACAGACGTTTGATGAGTTGGTGCAGGTGGCAAAGCAGCGTGGATATAAAAATCCGGCTTTCTGGGCGTCGCAAGTGCTAAGAGGGAGGAAAAGAGGATGAGGTTCTATACAGATGATCCACTGAGGGATTATGACCGCTACTGCATGGAGCAAGAGAAGCAAAGAATGCTTTTGCCTGAATGCGCCGACTGCGGTGAGAAGATTGAAGATGATACGTGCTACTTGATTAACGACGAACCCATCTGTGTGAAATGTATGGAGCATTACCAAGTCAGTACCAGCAGTTTGGTAAGGTAACGGATGAACAATAACCTGGAGAAGGAGATGGGCCTTACATTGAACAAAGAAACCGCGCTCATGCGCAAAATCATGGTTGCCCTGTCCGAAGCAGGTTGCTTCGTCATGCGCACCAATTCCGGTGTGTATTACGACGCCCAGGGCAACCGGGTGACTATCGGGTTTAAGGGCCTGAGTGATCTGATTGGCTATACGCCGGAAGGGAAATTCTTTGCCTTGGAGGTGAAGACGCCTGCCGGACGCGCAAGCCATGAACAATATGCTTTCATTGAAAACTGCTACCGCAGCGGAGCCATTGCTGGTTTCGCTCGCTCGGTAGATGATGCGGTGAAAATCGTGACCGGAGCATAACAGGAGGGACACTATGACGCTGAAAGAACTGTATCAGATTTGTCCTTTGGAGAATGTGGTGAATGCGTCTTCCTCGACCGATCCCTGGCGGAATCTGGCGGATGCCATTGTTGAAAAAGCTGTTGAAGATTATTGTGAGGCGCTTGCGGGAAAGGGGCGAGGTAAGAAACCTGCTTCTGCTATTAAGGCGGAATGTGAAGCGTTTTTCCGATCTGAATGGTTCAATTCGCTGTCTGATATGGATGGCGAAACGGTTATCCATAGGCTGTCCACAACCTGTGCGCAAAAGCGAAAGGAGGAATAATGATGATCTGGATGATTCTGATTTTGTTGCTGGTCCTTGTGGTGACACTGCGAATCTGTGCGGCTTTGAGTTCCGGAATTAGTAAAGGCGATCCAGAAAAGGAGGAGTATCTTGAAATCCTTATCCGAAATTCAGAGCATTCCGAAGATTAAACTGCTGCTCCCGGGAAACGATAGCGGAATCGCACGGTTCAGGCTGAAAAGCAGTAAACATACACAGCTGGTTCGGGCGGTGTTTTCCTGGCACAGTGGCTTCGATGTAGTGCAGGCCATGTTCAAACAGGGAAAGCGTCCGACTGCGGAAGAAATAGCAGAACTGAAGCAACGTTTCTTCTATGATGACGAAATTGCCGGGTGTGAGGAGATCCTCCACCCGGATAATGATCTGATTGTTGTGATATACAGACAGCAAGAGGTGGCATATGAGAAGTAGTAGATACAGCCTCGAAAAATGTTCCCGGTGCAATAGAGTATATTACGCCAATATGGTTCTCCATTGCCATCATCCCCGGGTGACGGATGTATATGGAGAGCATATTTGCCTGTACTGCTGCAAGCGGTGCAGGCATCATGAAACGATACCGTACGTCGATGGCGTGCGGTGCGGTTACGAAAGAGAGGGATAAAATGATTCCGCAAGAGCTTACGAGAGAAAACATATGGTGCGTATGGAAACGCGAAGAGAAGGGTGGCAAGCCTACCAAGATTCCGTATAACCCGCTGACCGGCAATCGCGCTGAAACGAACAATCCGGAAACGTTCGGTGCGTTCGATGTGGCCGAAGAAGCATACATGATCGGCAGCGAGTACAACGGTGTTGGTATCCTGCTGGCGAACGGATACTGCGCAGTGGATATCGACCACTGTTGCCAGGATGGCATTGTTTCCGATTTGGCTATGCAGATTATACAAACGCTGCAATCGTATACAGAATATTCACCGTCCGGTACAGGGCTGCGCATTATTTTCAAGGCAGACAACTATCAGTATGATAAAGCGAAGCACTACCTGAAAAACCCACATAATGGTGTTGAAGTATACATGTGTGGCATTACAAACCGCTTTGTTACGATTACCGGTAATACAGCATACGGGTATCCTATCCGTGATGTATCCAACGAGCTGCAAACCGTACTGGATACCTATATGCTGCGCCCTGTCAAGAAGGGCAAGAACAGCTCCGCTGATCAGGAACGACTGGAACTGTCCGATGAGCAGGTCATTGCCAAGGCATCTGCCCGCAGCGATAAGTTCCGAAGACTGTTCGTGGATGGTGATATGACCGACTATAACAACGACCATTCGTCAGCAGATTTGGCACTGTGCAATATGCTGGCATTCTGGACAGGGTGCGATAAAGCGCAGATGGACAGAATATTCAGAAAATCGGCGCTGTACCGTGAGGAAAAATGGGGCAGGCGCGATGATTATTCCCAGCATACGCTTGAAATGGCCGTTGCCGACTGTAATGAAGTGTACAATCCGCAGAAGGTCAGCGGTATTTGGGATCGCCTGGGCATGCCACCTATGCAGACGGAAGACTGGACCGTGGATGCATCCGGCGTTTGGCTGGAAGTGCCGGGGAGACGCAAGGGTGATCCGCCTACTGTCAAAAACATCATGAGCACGCCTGTGTTTCCGGCGGCGTATATCGAAAATACCAGTTCGGGCGTTCGTAAGGTGGAGCTCCGCTTTTTGTACAATGGTGTACAGCATACGGTACTGTGTGACAAAGAAACGATTGCCAGTAAGAACAAAATTTTGACACTGGCCAACTCCGGTATTGCAGTCAATTCCAATAACGTGACCAACGTTGTGCAGTACCTGGCTGATATGGAACGTATTAACGGTAACATCATACCGCACTATAAGTCCGTATCACATGTGGGCTGGGTGGGGAATGACTTCCTGCCATACAGCGATGCTGTCAAGTTTGACGGGGAAGCGGAAAACAGAGAACTGTATGCAGCCATTACGCAAAACGGCGACTATGACGCCTGGGTGACGTTTACACGTCAACTTCGGAGCAACATTTACATGCGTTTGATGATGGCGGCGAGCTTTGCTAGCCCGCTGCTTGAAAGACTGAATGCACTGCCGTTTGTGTTTCACCTGTGGGGCGGTACCGGTCGCGGTAAGACGGTTGCACTCAAGGTGGCCATGTCCATTTGGGGAAACCCTGGTGAAGGTGCCTTGACACGTACTATGAATATGACGAACGCTGCGATGATGTCTACTGTGGCGGTACTGCGTAACCTGCCGTTTGGCGGTGATGAACTGCAGACAATCAAAACCAACGATATGAAGTATGACAAGCTGATCATGCAGATTACTGAAGGTATTGAGCGTGGACGCATGCAGTACAATCGCAACCTGCCTACACGCAAATGGAGCTGTGCATTCCTGTTCACCGGTGAAGAACGTTGTACCAACGAGTTTTCCGGCGGTGGTACGAAAAACCGTGTCATTGAGGTGGAGGCGGAGGGTGACATCGTGACGGATGGTGGCCAAATTGTTAACTTCATTGCTGATCACTATGGGCATGCAGGGAAGCACTTCATTGCACACATTCAGGATAAACAGCTCAATAAGGCCTATTATGCCCTGTATGATCAGATTGTGGAACAGTGTGATACAACACCGAAGCAGGCAGCGTCCATGGCCATTCTGATGCTGGGTGACCAGCTGGCAGGGGAGTGCATTTACCCTGGGGAGCAGCCGTTGACTATCCGTGATGTGGCACCGTTCCTGAAGTCCGAAACGGAGGTCGATGTAGCGACACGCGCCTATAACTGGATGGTTGATTGGGCAACGGCTAACGCAAACAAGTTCCGTAATGGTCAGTATGACGAATCCTGGGGAACAATGAATGGCAACAACGTGTTTGTCATCGATTCCGTACTGACAAAGAAACTGCAGGACGAGGGCTTTTCCTTTGATGCAGTAAAGAAAGCCTGGGCGGCGAACGGATGGCTGATCATGTACCGGAATAAGTACAAAAAGCGCAAAAGCGTAAACGGTATGCAGCCGTATTGCGTTGAGCTCGTTCTACCTGGTTGGGGAGAGGAAGATGCGGAGTAGGGAATCGGAAAATGGCTTAAAACACGGATTTCTTAATATATATATCTACTTATCTACTTATCTACTTATACTACTTAATACTAAATAATATAGAATGTTCCATGTTTCTCTCCTGACATAGAATACGCTTATATATAAGTGTGTGATTCTCAGGAAGGTAGATAAAGGTGAAAAATGGCTTCAAGCCCTTGTAAATCAACGGGTTGCGGTATCTACATAAAAGGTAGCAGCATGCGGTAGACATGAAAAACAAGGATTCGAATGTGGAACATGAAGGAGGGTATATCATGAATGATAACCAGAAAATCATTGTCAGAGGGAACGATGGCAGGTACCTGCCGACTGTACAGCTGCAGAAGCTGGAACAGGATGATGACAAGCGTACATTCATCGGGAAATCGCTTCAGAACATATTGTCAATCAACCGGGCATTCGATGAGCCGGTGAAGACAGATCAGGAACTATGTGAGCGCCTGGATTGGTTCTTTGAAACGTGTGCCAATACCAACCAGCTTCCGACTGTGGAAAAGATGTGCTTGTCCATCGGGTGGCCAAGGGAGACGGTATTCGAAATGATCAACGGTATCCGAAAGGGCTTTTCGACTAACACGGCTGATATCCTGAAGAAGGCGAAAAATCTGATCGCTTCCCTGGATGCAGAGCTTGCACAGGAAGGGAAAATACAGCCGGTCGTTTACTTGTTCCGTGCGAAAAACTATTACGGTATGCGTGATCAGCAGGATGTGGTGCTGACGCCGAACAACAGGTTGAACGAATACCAAGATAAATCGACTATCGAAGCCAAGTATGCAGAACTGCCTGAAGATTGACCGTAAATGGTGACAAAGTTTTATGGACGGGTATGAAACAGCATGGTAATATGATTCTAGCGTCTTCACTCGATGAGGACGCTATTTTTATCGACTATCGACTATCAAAACTTTATCGACTATCGACTATCGACTGTCGACTGTCGACTATGTCGACTATCCCGGTGCCTATGGCAAGAACATTCAGCCCCGGTGCACCACCGCGTCACCGCCCTGCCGCTGCACCGCGTCACCGCGTCACCGCTTTACCGCGGTAAAGCATTATAAACCGGGCAATATGTAAATGCTATGCGGGTATTTGGTTTGCATAGTCCTTCTAAATGGCACAAAAAGGGCGCCTGAAGCCGTTGAAATGCTCTTGTGGTATTGGTATACGCTAAAACGATAAAACGTCTTAAAATGCAAAATGTGGCCATTTCTGAGCGTTGCCGCTTTTCGTGTGCATGTTTCTGTTTTGTGCCTGGGGTAAAAATCAAATAAAAAACAGCCCAGGCACCTGGGCAAAAATAGAGCACAAAAAAACCGGCGCACGGCCGGTTATTTGATATTCTTTATAAAGTAGTACAATGCAATAATCGGAACAAATACGATCCAGGCGATAATTTTAATCAATAGAAGCATGCGTTTTTCCCTCCTGGTGGATCTTCTGTATTACTGAGATGTCGTCAAACATGGTATAGCGCATTTTCCGGGCTGCTTTCACTTCTTCTCCTTTTTCGTCGTAATCGACACTTAATATCAATGCTGTCTGATATACTTTTCCCACCAGGTAAATATATTGGCCCATATCGTCAAGCCAGCATTTATTTCTTTTATCCTTTGCAAGCTCTAGCCACTTTTCGGAATCATTCAAGTTAAAACGCAATGATTGTAGCAATCTTTCACGCATGTTTTTTTCCTCCTTTATTTTCGCTTTTTCTCTCATGAATGGGAATAGCTGCTATAAATGGTATGCCGCTTTTCCTGCAGCGTATTTCGTATATGTCTCTATCGTAAACAAATTCTATCCTAGTGGCGCCGCGCTTGAATAATATCCCATGGTACATGCGTAAATTACGCGTTATTGCTTGTTTTATGTTTTCCGCGCGGGTATGCATGTAACCGATATGAAACGTTTCATTGTGTGTGAATCCCTCTTCTTTGTTACCGTGTGCGTCGATTTTTCGTAGCTCAAATTTCATTTTCAATCCTCCTATGAATGATTTCTTCCAAATGTCCATGTATAGCGGATTCGTAACATTTTATTACGTTTTCATATACTGCTATGTGATCAGGATCCAACAGCCAAACACGGAAACGCGGGTTTCCGTTTGCGTCGTTTTTTTCCCTCTTATAGAAATAGCTGTATCGATTGCAATCAATAACGATCGTTTTCAAGTTGTAAATGTTCATTGCTTTTCCTCCTCTTATTTCAAGTATTCTCTAATTTCAGTTTCTGTATCTTTACTGTAACAGCGCTGGCATGCCAGGCAGGAACGCGCGCCACAATTGATTTTTTCTTCTGGCATCTCGTTTTTTCTGTAAACAGTGAATGTTTTATCAATAAACGGGAAATTGCTTGCGTCGATCTTTACGCCTATTTTCGCACTGCTGAGAAGAATAACCAGGTTTTCCGGCTTTTCCTCTATCTTGATGGCCTGGCGTACGATCCCCGGGTTTTTAGTCCAAAGCGCAAAACGTACGGCCGGATTTGCCTTGCATAGTCTGAAATAGTTAATGCATTGCGTTTTGTTGATGAGATCGCCGAAAGCTTCCAAACGGAAAATAGAAGCGTTTATCATAGGCATATCGGAAACATCAAACAATGTCGTCGTTAGAATCTCAGTGTTTTTGATCATGTTCACATTAAGCGCGCTGTATCGCTTGCAGGTAGTATCCGCATAGCATTTGGAACAAATAGAATTAGGATCTTTTTTCCTGGCCGCGCAAAATGGGTTGATCAGGTTTGACGTGCTTAAGCAGTTCACGCCGGCCATTTTCCCGGACATGTTCATATTGAATCGGATCCCGGTTTCTTTTTCGAATTGCTTCATCGTTTTCATTGTGTTTACCTCTTTTCATTTTTTGTATTGCAAGAGGCTTGCACATGTGATACAATGCGCTTGTCTCTTGCTGGTGATACGGTGAGGACAACCGGCCTTGTATGCGTTGCCGCGCATGCAGGGCCTTTTTGTTTCCGCTAGAATCGTTTCATTTTCTGGTGCTAACCTTTTAACAAAAAAGCGGAAACGATCATTTTTCTATCCTGGCATGTATCAGGCCTCCTATTTTCAAATCAACAATAAATTTGTTGTTAACACTATATTACAATGTATTTATTGTAAAGTCAACAACAAATTTGTTGCTTTAATGAATGAAAATACAATAAATATATTGCAAAACGTTTGTGTATTTATTCTCTTGAGTTAAAACACATACAAAACAGCCCAGGCAGCGTGATAGATCGTATATATGCGGGGAAATGGGTGAAATACCAGGAAAAATGCGGGGAAATGGGTGAAATACCAGGAAAACGGGCCCGGCGGGGGAAACAGCGCCCCGAGCCGCGCCGGGGTGAGGTGCGCAATTTATCGAAAAAAACAAAAAGACCAAAGTACAACAAAAATGTTGGCAATAAATATATTGACAACAAATACGTTGTCTGTTATACTGTCAGTAGACAGTAAGACAAAGGAGCGTGACATGGCAATGAATCGAATGACAGTGGTTGAAGCGATCGAGAGTCTGAGAGAGGCTATGCAGGTGTCTCAGGCTAAACTGGCAGAGAAGATTGGTATGAAGCATGCCCAGGGCTATCAAAATGCAATTGGTGCAAAGAAGGGTATGAGATCTGATAATTTCATCAAGCTGGCAAATGCTTTGGGGTATGATGTGATTATCCGCAACCGGGTAACGGATGCAGAAATTGAAATCATCGTGCCAGCTGATGATAAAGGGGTTGACGAGGCATGAGATACGGCTACGCTCGTGTGAGCAGCTTGGGCCAGCAGCTGAATGGCAACAGCCTGGATGAACAGGAACGGCAGTTGCTGGAGGCAGGCGCAGAGACGGTGATTAAGGAGTGCTTCACCGGCACAAAAATAGACCGTCCGCAGCTGACTCCATTGCTGGAAAAGCTACAAGACGGTGATAGCCTGATCGTGACCAAACTTGATCGCTTCGCCCGTGCATCAGATGCCAGCAAAGTGATTAAGGAACTGATTGACCGTGGCGTGACGGTGCATATCCTGAACTTTGGTATTGCAAACAATACGCCTACCGGTCAGCTGATGCTGAATATCATTTTCTCGTTCGCCCAGTACGAGCGCGACATGATATGGGAGCGTACGCAAGAAGGTAAGGCAGCTGCAAGACAACGCCCAGGTTACAAAGAAGGACGCAAGCGCCTGGAAGTGCCGGAATTTCCTATCTATGCTCAGAAGGTTGCGGATGGGGAGATGACGGTGATTGAGGCCTGTTCGGCACTTGAAATAAGCAGAAGTAAGTGGTATAGTATGCAGCGATAATATCGGTATTATTGCGAGAAAGGGGTAGGCAAAATGGAGAAGGGTAAGTTGTGTTTGTGGGGTGGCGTTTTCGGTACAGCATTAGGAGGGTCGTGGATTGTAAATGCTGCAGGCCGCGAGGATCTTCTGAATGCGGGAATGTTCTTGTTCCTAGTATCGTTGTTTGTGCTAATTCCTGTTGGTTTGCATTCACGTTCTAAAGCAAAACGTGAAGCATATAATGCTCTTTCTGAAGTGGAGAAAGAACGCATTGCTGCTGCGCGCGAACGCGCGGCTGAGGAATCGGCAGAAAAGTTGAAGCAGATGAAAGAAGAAAGACGTGCAGCAAACACCATCGTATCCACCGCTATTGTCGACACAACTACAAAGAGCAAAACGAAAGCAAGCGCTAGCAGCTCCGTTGTCCGTGGTGCTGTCGGTGGTGCTCTATTCGGCGGGGTTGGCATGGTTGTAGGTGCAGTAACTCCGAAAAAAACGACGATTACGAAAGCAAAAACCGTTACATTCTCTGTACGCTATGCCAATGGCGAATGTAAGCTTGAAACCGTGAAAAACGGCAGTGCGCGTTTTAATGAATTGGCGAAGTATATTGCTTAATAATATAATCCGCTTTGACGGCTACTCATTACGAGTACGCCGTCTTTTTATTTCCAAAGGAGGAATAAACATGATCGAAAAAATCAAGCGTCTGCCGCAAACAGACGAAACGCTGAAAGACCTGTTTGACCTGGCTGTGCAGTGCGACGATAAAGCAAAGAAAATTGAGACCAGCCAGTGGGTGCGCCGGGAGTGCATGCAGCTCAAGACGGCTGCAGCCTTGGATCTGGTATACAAAACCTACCTGCTCGAAGCGCAAAACGGCGTGTTCGATAGCTACCTTATCTATTTGGAAAAGGACAGGGAGCCGGAGAAACGGTTCTATTTGCCGCGTCGTTCGGTGCTGAAACCGCTGGTGGATGACCTACAGGATCTGTTCGATGGAAAGATTGACTTCCTGGGCGTCAGCTTGCCTCCACGTGTGGGCAAGAGTACGCTGTGCATCCTGTTTATGACGTTTGTGATGGGCCATCATCCGGACGTGGCCAACGTTATGAGCGGTCATAGTGGTACGCTGACGGACGGCTTCTTCCGTGAAATTCTGAGCATCATTACGGACGCTGAAACATACAACTGGGCCGATGTGTTCCCAGGCGTTGAGATCGTCAATACGAGCGCCAAGAACTGCACCGTTGACCTGGCGAAAGCAAAGCGCTTTCCGACAATGACCTGTCGTTCGGTGGGTGGTACGCTGACAGGTGCCGTTGAGATCGGCTCTGGTGGTGTACTGTATTGCGATGACTTGATTGAGGACCTGGAAGAATCGCTGAACCCGCAGCGTTTGCAGAACAAATACGATGCCTATCTGAATCAGCTGAAAGACCGCAAGAAGCTGGGTGCCTTGGAGCTGATGGTTGGTACTCGCTGGAATGTGTTCGATCCCCTGGGACGCATTGCTGAACAGTATGCGGATAATCCACGCTACCGTTTCCGTGTTATCCCTGCACTGAACGAAGATGGCGAGAGTAATTTCAATTATCAGTATGGCCTGGGATTTGACTCGGCATATTATGAGGACATGCGCGGCAGTATTGATCCGGCTACCTGGTGGGCGAAGTACATGGGTCAGCCGTATATCCGTGAAGGACTGCTGTTCCCGGCTGATGAGCTGCAGTACTACAACGGCGTGCTGCCGGAAGGGGAGCCAGATCGTATTGTGGCAGTATGTGACGTGGCGTTCGGTGGAGGCGATAGCCTGAGCATGCCGATTGCGTATGTGTATGGTGACGAGGTATATGTGCATGACGTGGTATTCAATAACGGCGATAAGACGGTAACACAGCCTGTGGTTGTGGCAAAACTGAAGCAGCACCATCCGCACATGGCGCGATTCGAAGCGAATAACGGCGGTGACGCCTACTGCGAGAAGGTGGATGAAATCCTGCGCGCCGATGGAGTACGCATCAACATGAGCACAAAAAGAGCGCCTACCACGCAGAGTAAGCTGAGCCGGATTATTCAGTACGCACCAGATGTGAAGAAGTTCTATTTCATTGATGATGCTCACCGAAGCAAAGAGTACAGGGCGTTCATGAATGAGGTAACGCTATTCGTTCAGACGGGCAAGAACAAGCATGATGACGCCTGCGACAGCCTGGCCATGCTGGTGGAGTTTCTGGATACCAGGGGGCGTATGGTAACGGTGATGAGGAGGCCGTTTTAGTAGCCATTGACAGAGAGCGCTATTTGTGATATAAGGAATGTGGATAATTGCATCGTTTTCCAACAGCTTTTATGTATTGTTCGATAATAGGAGGATAGCTGGTAAAGATGATTGATAAAACCACAGACAACTCCTTATATGCCCTGAGCAAAGACATAGTAGCTCCCGCATTGATTTCCTATGTAGAGTGGGTCATCTCAGAAGCCCAAAAACGCAATATTTCTACATTGTATTTTCTTGCAAGAGATGGCTATACGCTCGTTGAGATTGCGAAGCGGATATGTGAGCATAGATCGCTGACGATTGAATGTCGGTATCTTTACTGCTCTCGTATTGCGCTGCGCGTTCCAACCTTTCACCTTATCGGCAACGAAGCCTATGAATATCTGCTTGTGCGCAGTTTCCACAACACAGTGGATGCATTTTTCAAACGAGCGAACCTGACGGAAGAACAGCGAAAGGCTGTACTGCAGGAAACAGGCATTCCTTCTGAAATAGTAGACAAAGAGCTTACCGAGCAAGAGTTCATTGATATCACGGCAAGGCTTAAGAAAAGCAAACGATTCAAAGAGTTTTTTTCTCAGAATTCGTTAAACGCATACAATGCAACTATCTCTTATCTGCGGCAGGAAGGTTTGTTCGACCAACAGCTGACTGCAATTGTTGACAGCGGCTGGAGCGGTTCCTGTCAGCGTTCGCTGAGGCAGCTGCTGGAGTCGGCAGGATATCGAGGACAACTGGTGGGATTTTACTTTGGGCTGATTGCTGAGCCTAAAGAACCGGCAGACGGAGAATACCTGGCGTGCTATTTTTCAAAAAGAAGCCATTTAATCACTAGAATCCTGTTTAGCTTCAACCTTTTCGAATGCCTTCTTTCAGCGCCGCATGGTATGACCACGGGCTATCAGCAGCAAGGCGAAACAATTGTCCCGATTATGAGTCATCCGCCGGGTCCCCAAGAAATAAGGTTGATTGAAATTCAGAATAAGAGCATTATTGCAGGAACAACTGATTATTTAGCACACGGCAAGTTCGGACGACGATACAAAAGGACAGCTATTTTACAGCTGCGCAAATTGATGTCGTTCCCTACTTACCATCAATCAAAAACATACAGCGCCTTTTACTTCTGTGATGATATGGCGGGCCATTACGTCTTGCCCCTTGTGGACGAAGGACAACTGGCTTTTATCAAAGAATGCAGTTTGCTGTTCCGAGTGAAGAAACAGTTAGCGCGCAGCAAGATCCAGACACACTTTAAACCACTGTGGGAACAGGGCACAATATCACTTATTTCCCAGCCGATAAAACGCATCTGGTATCGCGTAAATGCTTTGGGGTGGACTGCACTAAAGCGTATATTGTCTAAATAAAAAAGGGAGTAGGAGAAACATGTCAAAGCTGCTGTCAATCGTGGTTCCTGTATATGGTACAGAGAAATATCTCAGGACTTGCCTGGACTCCGTAATCGCTCAAAGTTACCGGAATATTGAAGTCATCTTGGTAGATGACTGTACACCGGACAATTCAAGAGTGATCATGGAGGAATATGTCGCCAATGATTCCCGTTTCAAGCTGGTGACGTATGAAAAGAATAAGGGCTTGTTTGGTGCGCGCGTTGCAGGCGCAAAGGCCGCACAGGGACAGTATATTGCCTTCCTGGATAGCGATGACTATGTTTCCTTGGACTTCTACCGCCTGGCAATGGAAAAAGCGGAAAGTAACGCTTTTGACGTTGTTATGGGTGACACCGTCATTGTAAATGCCGATGGTAGTAAATTTGTATTTCCGGTTCACAGAGAATGCGTCATCGAAGACGAATACTATGGCGAAGAGGTTCGCAAAGCATTCTATTCTCAAGAAATGAATTGCTATGCCTGGCATACAATTTGGAACAAGATATACAAAAAAACGGTGTGGGATCGCTGCAAACCGTTTTTTGAAAAGGTTGATCAGCATATCATCATGACGGAAGACGTCGGTTTCTCCTCTTTGCTTTTTTATGAGGCGGAATCTTTTGCTTACATTCATACGCCGAGTGTGTTTTATTGCATGCATGCAACATCCTCTACCGGCTCTTCGCTTGCCTCTGTAAAGAAAACGTTGAAGAATTATGAGGATATTGTCACGATCTTCGAAATGGTCAATCGCTTTTTGGAGACGAAGCATGATGAAGCGTGTCTGGCTTCCTTTATGAAGGCACGTGAACGCTTCTGCCGTATGTGGCATACAGCTGCACTGGATGCTTGCCAAGGCGATGCTGAAGCAACAAAAAAGGTCAAAGCATTGTCTAAGCGGCTCTGTCCGGAATGCGATGGAGAAAACGATCCCGGTATGCAGTGGTATGAGCGGAATTCGATTATTTGGGATCCGACTCTGGAAAATATGAAAGAACGCATCGCTGACAAAAGCATCAAGATGGTGTCTTTCGATATTTTTGACACGCTTGTCCTGCGGCCTTTTGCGAAACCGACAGACATTTTTGAGCTGATGCAGCCGGAAATGACAGAGCTGTTAGGGGCAACGCAAATTTCTTTTGCCGATATTCGCCGCCAATCCGAGGAAATCGCCAGAAAACGTGCCCATGGAAGAGAAGACATCGTTATCGATGAGATCTATCAGGCCATGTCGGACTACTTTGCCATTGATGAAAGCATCTGCTCGAGTCTGATGGCTAAAGAACGAGAATATGAGATCCGATACATTCTTCCCCGAAAGACAGGCATTGAATTGCTGGAATATGCTTTGGCATGCCAAAAGAAAGTTGCGCTGATTTCGGACATGTATCTGGATCGCGCTACCGTAGAACAAATGCTGGCAAAAGCGGGCGTCACAGGCTGGAGTGCGTTGTTTATATCCAGTGAAGCTCAGGTGCTGAAATGGTCGGGCAAACTGTTCCAGAAAGCTCTTGCCGCTATGAATGTCGATGCATCGGAAACATTGCATATTGGTGATAACCATGTCGTAGATCACGATGCTGCAATCAATATCGGTATGCAAGCGATGATTCACCCGAAGCCGATGGACGCATTCCGAGATATCTCTCGCTCCAGATTGTGTGAGCTGGGCAAGCAAGTTCAATCTGCTTTCGCAGAAAAAGATGAGATCGAGAACTCGATTGCCGGACGTTGTATGCAAGCTTTGATAGCGAACCGTATCTTTGACAACGCCTTCCAGCCGCAGCATCCACTTACATTCTTTTCGGGTTCCTATATGCAAATGGGTTATGCGGCAGTGGGACCGCACCTGACAGCGATAGCAGACTGGCTGATTCAGCTTATCCGTGAAAACGGATATACCTATATCGCATTCCTCGCTCGTGATGGCTACCTGATCATGAAAGCTTTGGAAATCATGATGCCGCAGGATTTGCATGAGAAGGTTAAGCTGGATTATCTGGTAGCATCGCGAAAGATTTTGCTTCCAGCGTTAACAATGCAGCGGATGGATTTTTACGCTCTTCCGATCAATTTCTGGTCTTACACGCCTGAAAAACTATGGCAGCTGCTCAGCTTCTGCAGCGAAGGCGATGAGCATGATTTCTTCCGCGCAATAGAAAAAGTCGGCTTGACAAAGGATCGGACCTTCACTTCGGAAAAGGAATGTCACGATTGCGTATCCGTCTTCTTGGAAGGATATTATTCATCCGAGAAGCATGAACAGGCCCTGAACGCATTGCGTGCCTATTACACGCCCTTGTGTAATGAACATGCAGCATGCTTTGACATGGGATATAGCGGTCGCTTGCAGGCCGCCATTTCCTCCGTGTGCGACAGGCCGGTTCCGGTTTGCTTCATCCATCGCGATGGTAAAGACCAGTGCGAACGAATGTCTCAAGCATATAACTTCAAGGTGCACAGCTTCTACGATATCAAGCCTGGCATGTCGGGGGCTATGCGTGAGTTCCTGCTGTCTGCAGATGAGCCCGGCGCACAAAGCGTTGAATTGCGGGATGGAAAACCCTATCTTACGTACTGCAAGTCCGAATATAACCGTATTGCAAGGTTTGTGGTTCAGGCAATTCAGCAACATGCCCTGGAATTTGTCAAGGATTGGAACAAGACCTTTGGCAACACGCCGCAGCTCAAGGTGGCGCGGACGATTTTCTCGCAGCCGTTTGAGAGCATGCTGCGCTATTTGAAGCCGCTTGACGCCGCCATGTTCGACAATTGCCTGTTTGAAGATGCGGTGTTTGCCGGCGATGATCATATGGATTTGGCGCGCTTAATTTGTGAACAGGCAAACGCGGCAAACGAATCGTTGTATATTATGAGGAGCGGCGTCACCCAGCTGTCGACGGACCTGGTTACCTTCCATCCGGCGCGGGTAAGCAAGGTAAAACGCGTATTGGGCTATCTGCTGTTCGATAAAGCACGCTTGAAGACGGCGGTGCGTAACAGATTGGTGAAATACCCGAAAGTCTTCAAGTTGGCTAAGAAAGTGTACAAGATTGTGAAGAAATAAGAGGTGAGAGCGAGCAACAATGGTTTTGAGACATTAAGTATCTAGCAATATAAGATCAACACACTATTCAACAACGAGGAGGAATTTTCATGAAAAAAATCGGTATTTTCTGGGATGAAATAATTGATTCTTCGCTCAGTGAAAGAGATAAATATGTTCGGGTCGGATTAAACTCTGGTAATATGGTTTTTATCCGTTCCCTGAAGAGCATTTTGCATCCCACCATATTGCCTCGATGGACAATGGGAGACAGTGAAAGTGCTCTGCGATATTTCAACGCAGAGGAATATGATGCGTTTGTAACAACCGAATTGATCTGGATTACGCCGAATGCCGAATATCCACATGTTTGGCAAGCCTTAAAGCGTATCGGTGACAAGCCGCTTGTTCCTATTAGCGTTGGTCTGCAAAACAGGTCAACACATAGTCACTTTGCATTTGCAAAGGATACGATTAATCTGCTTAAAGCCATTGAGGAGCGGGCTGTGATTGGTGTTCGTGGAGAATACACCGCATCGGTGCTGCAAAGCCATGGTATCAAGCGCATGAAGGTTATCGGTTGTCCGTCGGTATTTTATGGGCTGAAAGACAGAATAGATCTCAAACTGGCAGATAAAGAGCCTAAAAACAGTTGCTGCAACTTCAGAACTTTTTACAACGCACTTTCCATTCCTGAACGTCACTTCTTGACTTATGCTGCAAATCATCGGTGGGAGTTTGTTGAGCAAACAGCGTTTCAACTGCAGGCTGAGCATGTCCATTCTGATATGTCTCAATTCAGATATCTTAATCAGTGGCTTAGTCATCATGAACATGTTTTCTTTGATCCCGATCTTTGGGCAGATTGGATTAAGACGTTTGATTTTTCGATCGGCAGCCGATTCCACGGTAATGTCATTGCCTTGACGAACGGCATTCCAGCCTTGACGATGCCTGTTGATTCCAGAATGGATGAAATGGCCTCGTTCTTCCATATCCCAACGATGTCCATGAAGGATTTTGACATGACGAAGCCTGTTTCCTATTATTATGAAAAGGCTGACCCCACAGAGTTTAACCATTATTATCCGCAAAGGCTGGCAAACTTCAAGAGTTTCCTTAACGAGAATCAGCTACTGTAAACTTCCGGTTGATATAAAGATGACACAATCAATCAGATTTTCCTGTATCAGTCAGTAAGGAGTTTTTTCATCATGAGAAAAACATTGTTAATTCTCGCTGCAGGTATGTCGTCCCGCTACGGTGGAGGCAAGCAGGTGGAAGCAATGGGACCGCATGGCGAAATACTGATGGAATACTCCATCCATGATGCACGTCAGGCGGGCTTCAACAAGATTGTCTTCGTCATCAAGCGCAGCATGGAGGAAAGCTTCCGCGAACTGATTGAAAGCCGCATTGGCGGTGATGTTGAAATTTGCTATGCCTGCCAGGAATACGATTCCCTTCCGGGGGGGTTCGTGCTGCCTGGAGGGCGTGTCAAGCCATACGGCACGGCGCACGCGGTACTGGCAGCAAAGGATATCATCCAGGAGCCGTTCGCAGTCATCAATGCGGACGATTTCTATGGCAGCAGCGCATATATGGCTGCATCGGCATGTCTCGACTGTCTGGCAGATAGCGAGCGTAAAGCTGCGATGGTGGCTTATCGCCTGCGCAACACCGTCTCAGAGAACGGGCATGTAACGCGTGGACTGTGCGAAGTAAATGCCGATGGCCTCCTGACTCGCGTCATCGAAACCTACAAGATTATGCCCTTTGCCGATGGAACAATTCGCTCCATTGATGGCTGTGAGGAAGGCCGGATCCTCGAACCGGAAGCTGCGATTTCGATGAACTTCTGGTGCTTCACTCCTTCCATGATGCAGCAGCTTGAGTGCGAATTGAATGCTTTCCTGCAGAATGATGATCATGCACATTCGCTGACGGCAGAACTGACTCTTCCTGATGTCGTAGATGATTTGGTTAAGCGCGGTGAATTGTCAGTTGAGATGCTGCGGACAGAGGCTGTCTGGTTTGGTGTTACCTATCGCGAGGATAAGCCTAGCGTAATGGCAGAACTTGAAAAACTGCATGCTGCGCAGCAGTATCCGGAAAAATTGAATCAATAAGGAACAGATGGTTTTCCAAAGCCAGTATAGCAATTGCATACATAAGAACAGGAAGAATGGCTGAGAGGTGTCAGCATATCGACACTGGAACGCTATCGGTGCAATTTGCGACTGGAATAAATATCATCAAAGCGATAAAACCTCTTACATGGCGTTATGTAAGAGGTTTTTTTATGGAACTGTATCGTATGGGATTACCCATGCGGTTTTCTTTTGCTCAAACACAATACTTACAATACCTATTGTTCCGCCTCTCAGCTATTTGTCCGCCCCTCCAACCTTGGTAAAATGAAAGTAGGAAGGGGGCGGTAACGGATGCAGATGTTTGGTAGAACGGTGATCTATACGGATGTTACCTCCGTGACCGCCGCGAACGTACGTGATGTATTGAGCAAGGCAATGTCTGTTCATATGCAGAACCAGGCGGAGATTGACTACTTGTATAACTACTATAAGGGCAAAACACCTATTCTGCATAAGAAGAAAGAAGTGCGCCCGACCATCAATCACCAGATATGCGAAAACCGTGCAAATGAAATCGTGAACTTCAAAACGGGATATACCTTTGGAGAGCCAATCCAGTATATCCTGCGCGGCGAAAAAGGTTCGCTTGTCCATGCGATAGATGACTTGAACGATTACATGTTTGTGCAGGATAAATCCACGGCAGACCGTGCGCTGGCAGATTGGATGCACATAGCCGGTACGGCATACCGCATGACGCTGCCTACCGAGGATGATGAGGATTCGCCGTTTGAATTCTATACGCTCGACCCAAGGTACACCTTTGTGGTGTACAGCTCCGGCTTTGGCAATAAACCTGTGATGTGCGTGAAATACGTGGCACGGGATAACTACCAGCCGGTATACAGTGTATATACGAAGGAAATGTATTTCGAAATCGAAGAAGGCGTCATCAAGAAGCAACAACCGCATGTGCTGGGCATGCTGCCTATCATCGAGTATCCGGCAAACCCGGCAAGGCTGGGAGCGTTTGAAATCGTGCTGCCATTGCTGGATGCGCTCAATGAGGTGCAGAGCAACCGCCTGGACGACGTTGTACAGTATGTCAATTCGTTCCTGGCACTCTTGGGAGGGCAGATGGACGAGGATAGCCTCAAGAGCCTGGAAGCGTATAAGATGCTCTGCCTGCCGGAGGGGGTGGATGCAAAATACCTGTCTGTGGCAATGCAGCAGGGGGATATCCAAACGCTGGCGGATGCAATCAGACACAGCGTTCTTTCGATTTGTGGTGTTCCGTCTCAGTCTGGCGAAAGCGCCAGCACGAGTGACACGGGCAGTGCGGTCATCCTGCGTGGAGGCTGGGAGCAAGCTGAGGCTCGTGCCAAGAGCATGGAGAACGAATTCAAACGCTGTGAAAAGCAGTTTCTGAAGCTCGTATTGCGCATCATGCGTGATACTGTTGGTACTGAACTCAACGTGAAGGATATCGACATCAAGTTCCCGCAGCGGTATGTAGATAACATGCTCACCAAAACGCAAGCGCTGCAAGCATTGCTGACATCAGGGATTGCGCCCCAGGTGGCCATCGCTACCTGCGGATTGTGGAATGATCCTACGGATGTATACCTGCAGAGCAAAGAATATCTTAGTCAGTGGGATGTGACAGACGATGAGGATGTACGAGCGGACGGACATAGCCATGACGAAGCTCCAGAAGATGATCCGGAGGGAATTCGCCAGGAGCCGTCAGATGATGGCGATGGACGAACTTAACGTGATCAAAGCCGGCGATGCGCTGTTCGAAAGGCTTGAAAAAGCAAACGAGGAAGCGTTTCTGCAACTGGCACAAGCGCGTTACAAGGATATCACCGGCAAGGAAGCTGACGACAAAATGTCGCTGGCATGGCTGCTGATGTTTCTGGCAACGTACAATTCGGTTACTGAGTTTGTCTACGAAAACGAAGTGATCCGTAAGCGTGACCGCTTCAAGGAAGGCATGATTGCTAGTCCGAACAAGCTTGCTGTAATCGCTCGTTCAATGTCTCTTTGGCTCCGGCAGACGGAACAGTACCTCGTACTGATCGAGGATGCCGCTGTCCTGGAAGGCTACATCACGAACGGTGTGAAGCGTGTGAAATGGTTTACGCAGATTGATGAACGACGTTGCCCAGAATGCAAGTCGATGCATGGCAGGGTTTACGATATTGATAAGGTACCGCCGAAGCCGCATCGCAACTGCCGATGCTATCTGGTACCTGCGTAACAGGAACGAAGAGAAAGTGAGGCGAGGAACATGCGTGACATCAGATGCCCACGCTGCGGTTCTCTCCTGGGCCGCGTTGACGGTGAGGCACAGCTTCGTTGTCGAAGAGCAAGGTGCTATTCGATCGTCAATGTCAACACACACACCGGCGAGGTTACCATGATCCGGCACGGTGCAGGCAGCCAATATGTGCGCTGCAATGAAAAGACCACGTTGGATGAGATTGATGAGAAGTACAGGCGTGGGGAGTTTTCGCGAGAGGGATAACAACTGTATAACTATTGCGGTCATTAGCCTCGGGGTTGTCCGAGGCTTTTTCTTGTTTTATTCTGTTCTAATTCTATGGCGTCATTGTCTGCATGCCAAGTCTTTCTTATAATGGTTACAGCAAAGGAAGCTGCAAGGGGGGATGAATATCAAAGAGGGACGCTGAGAAATTCAATTTGAAGGATTAAATTGAAGATTTGGCTAAGAATAATAAAATAAAAGATGCTAACTGACCGGGAAAGGATATCTTTTACCTGACGATATAGGCTGCTAATTTGGGGGAGGATATGTGAATGAGGCGTTTTAATAGAACATACAGGATACTAACGAATGCCGCCCCGCTGAAAAAAGCATTTTTATTATAGCATCACACATGCCATCCGGGAACACCCTCCCGGATTGTTTTTGTTTTGTACTGGTTCATTCACGCATATTGGCAACCTTAAAAACACGTCCTAAAATGTACATAACATTCTGATGGAGGTTTTGCTATGAGTAAACAGAAAAAGAGAAAATGGCCGATCATACTGCTTGTTCTGATTCTGCTTTCTGCTATTGGCAATTCAAAGGACGTGGATGATTCCGCTGTAACTCCCACCGCAACGAAAACTGCATCGGTAACACAATCTGTAACAAATACCCCTGTCCCTGTCCCTGTTCCTGACACAAGTGCAACCGTACAGCCTGAAGAACCGCTGACAATCACCCTGAAATATCCCGAATTGGGCGAATACGGTGAATACTACACATTCAACAAGAACGTCAAAAAGGCAGGAGCATCTGACAAGAACACCGTCATCCAGTGCTATGTGCCTGCTGGTAAATACACCATAACAAACGAAGGCAATTATCCTGCGTTTGTCTTCATTTACAGCAGGAAGACCGTCATCAATAGCAGCGGCTGGGAAGAACCTGCAGAATACTGGCAGTCCGACATGCTCCAACCGGGCGATACATGCGACATCGAAGTACCTAAAGATCATTATATAAAGCTATTCCAGAATAACGTCTGGAAGCTGGTTGAACGTTAATCATCCGACCGGGGTTCGCCCCGGTTTTTTCATGCAAACAAAAAGGCCGGGGATCACTCCCCGGCAAGTTCTTCCACCGTCACGTTCAATGCCCGTGCCAGCGGTAAAATCGTATCAAGCTGTGCCTTCATGATCGACCGTTCGCCGCTTTCCAGTTTGCGGATTGTGCCGATCTTGATCCCGGCTTTTTCTGCCAGCTGTGTCTGTGTCAGGCCAGCCGCGCGTCGTGCATCGCCGATGATGTTGTTCATTGTTTATCCCCCCACGTGTCATGATCCGCCAGTGCTTGCCCGAAATACTTGCGTTCTGCATCTTTTCGCACTGCAGCCGCTTCTTCGAGCGTCGAGAACGTCCCCAGATGAATTTCCTTGCCCTGATACATGATCTTTGCGACATATACCACAGCCGACTGATTGTATCGTATCTTTACACCAGTCACGCCGGTTGTGCTGTTTTTGCGTACCTTGCCATTGACGATGGATCGGATTACCGACAGTGACGTGCCGTCAACGTGTCCCATTTGTCCGCTGATGGTTTTTCTTCGCAGCTCTTTTTGCAGGCATCCGCAGGATGATATCTCCCCGGCCTTGACAAGTGACGGACGCGCGGTGACGATGTTTCCGCAATCGCAGCGCCATGTCCATGTGTCGTGTTTGACAAATTCCAGCGCCGTCAAGCGGCCAAACCGCTGACCGGTCAGGTCAATGTGCTTGCCGGTGGGTTTCCCACGGCGCGCCTCGCCATGCAGGCATCCACAGGACTTTGTCAGACCTCGTCGTAGGTTTGATGCATCCACATCGACTTCTTTGCCGCACTCGCAGCGGCAATGCCATTTGGTCGGGCGCGTGTCCGGAACGCGATACAGGGCAGTCAGTCGGCCAAACTGTTGCCCTGTCAGATCCATATGCTTGCCCATCAAATTGCAAACTCCTCGCCGTTGTACTTTTCAGCATGGCGCTCAACGTACAAGTCGATGAAGGTCTGTTCATCATCGATGCCTTCTGCCGCCAGTTCTTCACGAATTTCGTCATCCATCAGGATCACACAAGCGTCGAAATTAACCATGTCACCGTTCAGCACAACCTTCATCATTCTTACTTCCTTCCGTTGAGGGCTTTGATTTTCCTTGCCTTTCTTACGTATATAATAATACCACCACAGTGGTATTTTGTCAAGAAGGAAAACGACCTTTTCTGATAATTTTCGCATAAAAAATGCCGGGGATCACTCCTCGGCTTTCTTTTGCCCAAACACAATACCCTCAATACCTATTGTTCCACCTCCCAAGTGTTTGTGCGTGCACCAATCCTTGGTAAAATGAAAGTAGGAAGGAGGCGGTAAATGGATGCAGATCCCTGGCAGTTCGGTGACCCATGCGGACGGTTCTTCTGTGGCCGCCGACAATGAACGTGAAGCGCAGTGTGCGCAAGCAACACAATAATACAATCATTCAGTCGCATTGACGACGTTTTTCCCTCACAAACCGTGGGGGAAGAGCGTCGTTTTTGCTTTTGCAGAGAGAACTGCATGTCAAACACACACGGGAGAGAACCCGCAAAACACAAACCAAATTCGATCATCAGAGAAGATGTAAAAACACAGGAGGTAATGACTATGAGTTTCGATTGGACAAAAGTTGCGGGTTACCGCGAAGACATGACCGCAGATGAAAAACTGGCACTGCTGGATAACCAGGAAGAAGATACGCAAGCCCCTGCCGCCCCTGCGGAGCCGGAACAGGAACAGAAGCCGACCAAGCCTGCGTCGGGCCTTATCAGCAAGGTGCAATTCGACAAGGTGGCCAGCGAACTGGCGAAGGTGAAAAAGGAACTGCGTGCCCGTATGACTGCTGAGGAGCAGAAGGAAGCTGACCGCATGGCCAGCGATGAGGCAATGCGACTGGAACTGGAAAGCCTGCGCCGTGAAAAAACGCTAAGCAACTACAAAGCTTCGTATCTGTCACAAGGTTATGATGAGCGCCTCGCAGATGAAGCGGCCACCGCTATGGCTGATGGCGATATGGATACGGTGTTCGCCCTGATGAAGAAGCAGGTTGCAAACACTGAAAAAGCGCTTCGAGCAAAGATTCTGAAAGAAATTCCTGTTCCTCCTGCTGGAGAAACTCCCGGTGCTGACATGGAAAGGAAAAAGGAAATGGAAAGCCTGAGAGCAAGCTTCGGGCTTCCACCGCTTAAGTAACAACGACGATTTTAGGAGGTAATGATTATGGCAAATTCTATCGCTTTGGCTCAAACGTACCTGCCTCTGCTGGATGAGGTATACAAGGTGAGCTCCCGTACTGCGATTCTTGACTCGACTAAGGTCGAAATCGTAAACGGCAACACCGTTAAGGTGTTTAAAACTTCTATGGACGGTCTTGGTGACTACAGCCGTGCTACCGGCTTTACGCAAGGTGAGGTCACTGGTACATGGGAAACCCTGACGCTTGGCAAGGACCGTGGCCGTTCCTTCGTCATTGACCGTATGGACAACGAGGAATCCATCGGCATGGCGTTTGGTACGCTAGCAGGTGAGTTCATTCGTACTCGTGTTGCTCCGGAAATTGACGCCTATACGTTTGCAAAGATGGCCGGTGCTACTGGCATCGACATGGGCGCAGCTGCAGATATCACTGTGGGTACGACGGATGTTGCTTCGCTCGTAGATGAAGCAGAACGTTCCATGAACGAACATGAGGTGCCTGGTGAAGGCCGTATTCTGTTCATTTCTGAGACTGCGTATGCAGCGCTTCGCAACAAGATTGCCCGCACTGTGCTGAACGATGTAACCGGCATTAACCGTGAAGTGGAAAGCTACAACGGTATGCGCATCGTCCGCGTGCCTCAGAGCCGCTTCTATACGGCGATCACGCTGCAAGATGGTTCTTCCTCTGGTCAGACGGGAGGCGGTTACGTAGGCACGAAGGGTACGGGCTATAACATCAACTTCATGGTGGTGCATCCGTCGGCTATCACGAAGGTTGTGAAACACGTGCTGCCTCGTATCTTCGCTCCGAACGAGTATCAGGCTGCTGACGCTTGGAAGTTCGATTACCGTATCTACCATGATACGTTCGTGTTCGAAAATAAGGCGAATGGCATCTACCTGCATCGCGGTGCAACTGGGCTTGCCTAACGCCGGACGAGGTGAGAAGACATGGCAGAAATCAAGACCCCTTACGGGACGGTGGTAGGGTTGATTCCTACCCCGTCCGTTGAAAAGGAGCTTGAGAAGAAAACGCCCGAAAAGCCGAAACGTCCGAAAAAGACGAAGGATGAGGGATAAACACAGGGAGGTGGACAGCAAATGACAAGCGATGAGAAGCTTCTCAGCATGAGGAAGCGCATTGAACCTGACACGGCTAGTGATGATTTGCTGTCCGAGCTGTTAGAGCAGGCTGGGGCGATCGTCCTCAACCGCAGGTACCCGTTTGGGTATCCAGCGGATACGGAGGTGC